GTTTCCCAGTCACGATCGCGGGGTATCAGCATTTGTTGTTATGGCTTCAGTGCCATAACCTAGAGCATCTCCGACCAACTCTAGGTTTGTATTAGTGACATTACCCCATGTACCAGAGTTGTCACCAGTAGCCATCTCAGACAATCTTAAATCATTTACATAGGTAATGGTCATATTAGTCTATCCTTACTATTGCATTGCTTGCAGTTGCAGCAGGAAATATTATTTTAAATGTTCCCCCTGAAACTGTGAAATCTCCACCAAAATCTAAAACTGCGATTGCACCTCTAGCATTTGATGAAGCATCTCCTAATGTTTTATTATATATTAATGCACCTCTGGCTGTAAAGGAAGCAGATGTCCATTCAGGATCAGCAGCATCAAAAACTCCACTTGTACTGTTTTCTGTCACTGCCTTGCTAGTTAATTCCAACCCCCCTGCACTATATGCACTACCTGAAGCATTGGTTATTTCATTAGATGTTGTGTACCCATCCGTACTTGCAGCAAGACTTGCAGAACTTGTGTAAAGTGCGATATGTATTGTATCTGAATCTAAGTGATGATCACCTAGTAACAAATCTTTTTTAAACAATGTACACATTGCTTGAGTTATAGCCATATTAAATACCTCCGTTATATTCTGCTGTATAATCTCTTCCCATTTCTTGAGAAAATAATTGTACAGCTTCATCAAATTTACCTTTATATAATTTTAATGTCTCTGGTGCTTTTAAAAAAGCACTAGATTCATAAAGTGCAGCAGATAATAATACATCTGTTGCGTGGGTATCTATCCAAGTGTTTGCATTAGTTGAGCTTAAACCTACTGGTAAACCAATAAAATCCACTTGATAAGATAAAGTAGCACTAGGAGTAGGAGCTAATGTAATTGTTGTACCATCAGATGATCCTATATCGGATGCAAATTTAGTGCTATACATTATTGGTGTTCCAGTTGTACTAGAATTAGGCCAATAATCTCTTAAATATGAATCAATTCTATGATCCAAATAAATTACATTGCTACTTGATGTGACTGAAACTTGACGAATCATCCTAATACTTGGTGTTCCAGTTACTGGTCTATAATCAGCTTGCCCAACAACAAGTGTACCTGTAAAACTATTTCTATAACAAGGAAGATTTGGTAATCTTTGAAACACCATTTCTTCAGCCTGTGCTATGATTACATCTATAGAAGCAACAAGTTCAGAAGAATCATTCTCTAAATAACTTTGTATATTGGCTTTTAATGTTTCATAGCTCATTTATTCACCCCAAGCTCCATCATTCCAAGATCCTGAACCCCATTCTTGATCAACTGTAACAGATTCTGTTCCTACACCACCTGTACCACCAACTCCAGTTTCTGTCAAAGAAACAACACCAGTTTCTGTTCCTACACCACCAGTTCCACCAACCCCTGTCTCTGTGATAGATAGGTTAAGTGCTTCAACACCAACTGAACCTGCACCACCACTAGCTGACACTCCAGTAACTTCAACGACAGGAACCTCAACACCTACGCCACCAGTTCCACCCAATCCTGTCTCTGTAATGCTTGTCTCAAATGTTTCAACACCGACTGCACCAGTTCCACCAACTCCTGTCTCTGTAAGGGTAAGCTCAAATGTTTCTGTTCCCACACCACCAGTTCCACCTAACCCTGTCTCTGTAATAGATGCTAATGGAGTTTCTGTACCAACTGCACCAGTTCCACCAACTCCACTTGGCTGTGGGAAACTTCTCACTTCTTCATTATCAACACGATTTGTATTGCCATACCCTGCAACACCTACAGTTTTTCTAGTGCGTGGATCTGCAAATGGATCAAACGTATGTGCAATAAATATAGTTACATTTTCTGCATCTGAACTTGGTCTTGGTTTAAATAAAGCAGAAGCATCAATAACATTTTTTGGTGGTGTTAATTGTGGGTGTTTTGGTTCCCATTCATCTGGAGCAACTCTCAAACCATCCCAAGTTGTTTTTAATTGAGTATATCGAACTCTGTGACCCCCTCTGTCACTCATTCCATAAGATCTTTTACCTTTTGCATATCTAGCCATTATTCTATCACCACAGATGAAACGCCAATATTACCAAAACAAGGCACTCCAATATTTTTTATCTGATTTCTAGTGGAAAATATATCATAATTATAACCAATATTAACTGTAGCAGATTCAGCATCGTTATCTGGTCTAGCTTTATACAAGCCAGTTGTTACTTTAATATTTCTTACTGGGGTTAACTGTGGCTGTTTAATGTCAAATTCTTCAGGAGAAACTCTTTGACCTTTCCAATTTGTCAGTAAATCCTTGTAAGGAACTTCAAAACCACTTATGTCACATATTGCTTTAGATTTGTGACCAGTCGCATATCTAGGCATATCAGACCAAATTCAACACAGTAGGTTGAATCCTCAAACTTACACCATCATTATCTGAAGAAGAAGCATGATTAAAAGATCTTTCATACATTTCATTTAATAATTGAAATTTTTCTGGTGCATATTTCATAGATAATTTTGAAGCCAACCCTGCACAAATACAATCACTCCAACGATATGGAACATCAGCATCTTGATTAGAAGCTGTAACATCATCCAATTGGTTCATTGCCCAATAATTTAAAGTATATGTTTTATCTGGAACATTCCAAAAATATATTACTGGAGTATATTGCCTATCAATCATATATTGACTTGGTTTTCCCTCAGTCGTTTTATTTGGTATTTCATTATATTCTGATATTGTGACCCTGTTAATAGTTTGATCAGTCGTACCATCACGAATAACTGCGTCAATGATATCAATTGTACCTACAGGTAAAGTGTAAGAGGTTGTACCATCTGACAAAGTAAGAGTGTTTTGAGAAACTGCCCAATAGTTAATGCCTCTATTTGCCCACTCAGAAAACAATAGATTTAAACTTCTACGAGCAGAAACTGCTTGATAACCAGTTCTAGTTTCTGCCCCTAAACCACAACGATCATAAGCTTCAGCTATTATTTCTTCGACATTAGGTCTGAATGCTACTGTACCAGATGTTGCCATTAATACTGCTTAATACCTCTAATTATAATTTGATAGGCATCACCTGTTGCCCCTGCACCAGTTGTCGTAAACTTAATGTCTCCAGTACCATTAGTGCCAAAACTTGAACTTGTCGGTAGTCCACCAAATTTTGAAAAATCTTGATAACCAGACTGACCTTCAGTCAAATGCATTACAATTATATTGGTATCAGCAGCAGCTAATATTTCTACTGTCATAGCAGAAATAACCCACCAACACTCTGCAATTCTTATTCCTGTACAAGTTTTACCATCAGCGTTTGCCACTAAACCAGAAACGTCTATTTTAGAAACTGCACTTTCATTACCTGCGTCAACATACTGATATTGAAAAGCCATAATGACTTCTCTAGTATTGTCAGCTATTGTTGTAACTTTTGTAAGATCTGCCATTTATCACTCCGATATTTCGCCACGCAATAGCATAGCTTTATATTCAGCACTCCCTTTTGGGGGGAGTGCCTTACTTTTTGAAGTTTTCTTGGTAGTAGTCCAAGCTTCATTGACTGTAGGAGTATCTGGATTATCAGGAATAAATTTGCCAGATTTTGTTCTAGCTCTTTTCTTCTCAGCCATCTAAATCTCCATTATCTGTCTTGGGCAGCAAAAATATAATCAATGTTCATTGATTTAGTTCCAGTCGCAGAACCTGATAGTTCCATTGCTCCAAGAGCTAAATTTTCGTCATCAGGAATATTTGCTGTATGCGTAGCGACTAAAGACCTGTTCACAAAAAACTCAACAGAGCCAGTGCTCTTTACATGAAGCCCAAGTGTTACTGCTGTGCCACTTGCAATATCTACACCTGAATCTGTTGTAGTTGCAGTACCATCTTTCTCAGTAACACAGTCGATATTACTATCACCATCGTCTACTTGGAATACAATACGATCAGCAGCAGTTAACATTGCTTCTGGATTAGTTGCAAAGTTTACTGATGCCGATCGTGACTGGGAAAC